GAACATCATTCGTAAATTCTGATATCTTGGAATAACTATTTAAGATCTGTTTTACTAATTCAATTACATTCATTATTCACCTGCTATCTTTTGGGCACCGCGAAGGATTTGTTCTTTCTTATCAGCCTTCATACGCTCGAACCAATATGGTCCACGTATGGGAGCTCCATTATATTTTAGGTCCTTATCGGTTAATTCCTTGCTTTCCCCATGACTCCAAGCACTTCCAGTTATTGTAGAAACCATTAATTTTCCATAATAATGATATCTTGAATAAGGAGCGTTTTGATTAACTTTACCAGAACCTATTTTAGTACCAAGAGTAGCTGATTTAATCAATACACCGTTTAGCCTTGGAGTGTATGGATCCATTAACCGGATTACTTCCTGGTCTATAAACTTTTGTGTTCTGCCATTAACTAAAATACCTCTTTCTTGGCAGAGCTGCTGAATAGATTTCATTTCAAGATTGTAATTCACTGCATCACCTACTTACATGAAAGCTGAATGTGCTGCATCCTTGGGCTACCGTAAAGTTTATCGTCTACTACCGAAACAGTTACAACATGGTCCTGCGTACTCTTAAGTATTGTCAATGAAGCTGATATAGTCTGCTGTGATGTATTATCAATTACATTACTGACAATACCCTTTACAATTAAGTCTTTCATAGTTGTAAAGGTAATTCCACCATCAGGAAGACTCGCAACTGGAATAAATATTGTCACTGCATCGGCAGTAGTTAATCCACTTTTTAAGACATTAGATTGTTTAGAATCAACCCAGAACACATCTTTAATAACTGATCGAGTGTACGCTCCATTAACGCATGAATAAAGGGTTATATCCGCATTAGTAAACATTACATACCCCCTCTGTACATTAGGCCTGTCATGAGTAACCAATCGTTAATAATTGAGTTAATAGAATCAATATTTGCTGTCCTGATTTTCTCGGCATCAACATACGATACTGCATATTCTCCGACTTTCTCTGACGCTATACCATTGCTGGTCTTCATGATCTGCTCTTGCTTAAACAACTGTTCAGCAACTTCACAACAACACATCTTTACCTCTTCGATAATCGGGAGCATTTCATTTATGTTTCCTAGAGTTGATTGTTTAATAATCTGTGAAGCCTTCCTTGCGCATACAATAAAAGAGGCAGTGTCAATAACCGCCTCTTTGCCTGCTAAATACGTTCCGGTATAGAATGTAATATCTGCGTAGTTAGTCATTAGCACTGCCTCCTATTTCATACTACGAAAAATCTACAAGTAATGAAGTGTCAAGCTCCTTGATACCATAAATGATATCGAAAGAGATCGTGTCAGTCTTAGTTGATGTGTCATAATCCATTACCACGCGAACTGCCAAGCCGTTAGCACTTGCGATATAAGCTTTAGATGCACCCATAGGTAACTCTAACTGACGTGTTACTAATGCAATACCGTTTCTGTGGAAACCGAGTGCATGCGCCTTCTTGATAACCTTAACTGCTACGGCTTCCGTGATTGTTACCGGAATATTCTGGTCAACCTTAAGAGTACCTGCACCAGCGACAAGTGTAAGGTCTTCAGTACAAGTGTACAGATAACCGTTAACAATAAGCTGATCACCTACTTTAATAGTTCCTGTTGCTGCTAAACCTGCTGATACTGTAAACTGAACTGCGTCCTTTGTACCTACAACCGAATAAGATGCAACGGTACCTGCAGTTGCTGCGGATGATTGAGGACAGTTTTCAGACGAGAACGTTTCGCAAGTATAAACCTTACCAATTTCTGCGTCTCGTAATGCCTGTGAATCTCCTGCATAAGATACCTTTGCGAAGTTGTCAAGTGTGTTGTACTTATATTGAATGTCTGCTGGCAGAATAAGACGTCTGTTTTGCTTTGGAGCTTTGGACATATCGAGAGCCTTGCCTACTCCTGCAATATCAGCCAGTACCGGTGTAGCAGATACAGTTGCAGTCTTAGCAGCTTTTGCGATACCAACTGCAAGTAAATCAATATCGATTGCCTGTGCAATAGCAGATAAAGCTGGAGTAACAACCTGCTCGCTGAAATTCTTGATATCAAGTGTCATTTCTTTAGATGTAACTTTTACTGTAATATCACGGAAACGATCCATTTTCACATCTACGCTGCCCTCGGTGATATCTTGACTTGATGTAGCGCCTGTAAAGTTCTTAGCAACAAATTTAGCCGGCTTTTTAACCGTGATCGTGTCACCTACATTTACGAACTCTTTGGAGTAATCTCTATGTACGAGATTAGCTATTGTTAACATACTCTCTAGCACCATCAGTGCCTCGTTTGCAATAACTTGTGGTGTTAATAATGTATTCATGCTTTATACCTAACCTTTCTTGTTGCCCTGTCTAAATGCTTTATACTCATCGTATGACATTTTAGTTGGGTCTTTATCCTTTGAACCTTTTTGCCTCTGGCCCCAGGATCCTTTTTTGTTGTCAGTGTCGTCCTCTTCATCGTCGTCAGCATCATCCTTTTTCTTTCCGGATACCTTAACGAATTGAGGATATTTCTTAATTACCTTTTTGATTGCATCTTCAAAGTCTGTATCTTCGTCAACGTATGCCTTAGCTAGAGCTACAACGTCAGATACGCTATCCTTGGAAACATCATGTTCAAAACAAAGAAGTTTTGCTTCCAGAGCCGATACCTTATCATCAGTAGCCTTGGACTTATCATCAGAACCTTTATCGTTCTGTTTATCATCCTTAGTTTCAGCTTTCTTTTCAGCTTTATTGCGTTCTCTCTTAAGACGTTTCTCAATAGCTTCGTCAAGTTCCTTTTGCGTGAATGTCTTGTCTGCTTTCTTATCCGACTTTTTATCATCTGAACTTTCGTCCTGGTCGTCGTCACCATCATCACCAGCATCATCTTTGCTGTCATCGTCTGCACCTTCTCCGGCGAAGAACTGTAAATTGTATTTCCTTAGATTCATTCTTTTCATGTATAACCCTCCGTTTTAAGCCTGTCGGCTATAATATTTTAATTCCGAATTGTTCTTTAATGGTTCCTATGTGTCTGCAATAAGTAAAAAGACAACAAAAAATAGACGTTTTACCCAACGTCTTACTAGGGAGATTAAATGGATCACACTCCTTTCAGTCTACATAATATCTCTTATCACACTTCTTACAGTAACGATAATGCCTTTTCTTATATGTCCTAGACTTGTCAGAACGCAATTCACTAGAAACATCATGACCGCAAAACAATTGTTTTAACCAATTCAATCTTTTCACCTCCTGCGCCTCAGCCCTTTGCATGGGTAATACCGTAATACCGAAACGTTTCCACGAACCCCAATATGATGTAGCCATAGAATTACCTCCTTATAAGCAGTCTGTTTCGTTAAAAGCCTTAAGCATCTTTGGAAATTGAAATGCTATCCAATCTACCATTTCCTCATTCTTGGACCATGCTTGGATAGGTCTGCAAGCACTATCTTGCAATCCACTTTCATTTAGAAATGCATGTACTATTTCATGTCTTAGCACTTCTTTTTCTATTCGCTTACAATAATCAAGTGTTTCGTCTTCAAACCCAGAATAAGTGTTCATATTACACAATGCTATCTCTTTCATTACACTGTCACAATATCCATCAATTCCTTTTTTTCTCAAAATCCGGTATGTCTTTGTAGTCATGTTTATTTATCGTGTATTCAGTACCTAATATATTTACTTTCATCTCATATCACCCAACCTTTCCTAATCCATCCAGATAGATTCTTTCTTTCTGCTGTGGTAACTCCATTGCCTTTGAAAACTTATCATACTGTTGCATCGTACCTCTGTATTTAGCCTGTACATTGATCAAGTCATCCTCTGCAACCTTTCCACTCTTTAACAACTTGATATCTTTCCTTTGCTTCCTCATGAGCGTTTCAAGGTTGCGCTGTCTTTGAGTTGCATTGTATGTATCATATTCTTTACCCATGAAGTGTTTAGGTTTATTCTCTTTTGCGTTCATTTTTTCAAGCTGATTATCTGTATAAGTACGCTCTGATATACCCTCTAAGAACGGATAATAAGAATGGTAACAATTCGCACCGCATAATCCAGTAGCACTTCCCAAACCGCATATAGTGGTTAATTCTAGCCTTGTGTAAACTCTTCCTTGCCATTCTTGGTGACTTGGCCTAGCAGACGAATGCCATGCTACCTCAAATTTATCGGTACCCAGTGTATTTGCATTCGCATTATTAATCTGATTGGTTACTTGGGTTACTCCTGTCATTAAAGCACGTCTTGCGGAAACCTCCACCCGATTAGTCCACCCATTCGCATAATCAACAGTTCTTAATCCACTTTTAGTCATTTCATTAACAACCTTTTTCAAAGTAGAGTTATAATCGAATGACCCAGAAGTAACCTCTAATACTGCATTATCAAGTATCTGCTGATAATATTGAGATAATGGAGTAAATACCGTCTTGTTACCCATATCAACCATGAAACCTAGTGTTTGTGTGATATTGACCATGGATGATTTAGTCTGTAATATCGTTGCCTGGATAAGCTGTTGAAGTTCTGCGTTCTCTTTGAACGGTATAAAGGGTTTACCAGTGGCTTCATAAAGACTATTGTCTCTTGTATAACCGGATTGTATAGCTCCATCGTAAAGTCTCTCTATATCTTCATCTGATAGTTTAAGACTAGCCTGTATTTGTTCCTTGATATACTTTGTACTCTGTCCCATTTGTTGAAGTCGGTATATCTGCCAATCTGCTGATCTGGTAATCTCATCGTTAATATTAATCCTTCGAACGATATCTTCCATGATGTGAATTTCTAGATCAGACATTCGCCTTTCAAGTTCTAATGGCATTCTTTCTAATTCCGAAGGAGTGAACATCTAATCACCGCCTTAGTATCAATTTTTCTAACCATACATTAACCCCAGCAAAGGCTTTGTTTAATAATTTAATAACAGGTAATAATATTATTTTCATTTAACCCTCCTAAATCTCTCCGTTTAATAGTTTCCTTGCCCCATCTTTACCAATACCAATAGCTGCAGCAATTAGATTAACAGCCTGCCCTTCGGTGATTGCTTTGGACGCATACTGTGCCATGATTGCTATAAGACTCTGTGTCTGCGCTCCGTTTAATGCCTTGCCTATCACTTCTGTAGTTGTTTCATTATCGGCGCTTGGCTGTTCTTTTTGTTTGGACGTTGGAATTTTAACTTCATCCGGTAAAACATCAGCTTGCTCTGGAAGCATCTTTATAGCCTCCTCTTTTGTCTCGTTATACCACTTCATACGGTATTCTAATAAACCCATGGCTCCTATCGCAAGATCTCCTTTATCAGTTGTTCTTTCGGAGTCTTTATCCTGGATGATACTATCATCAAAATCGATGCTAACCTCTTTGACTTTAGCTTTTAAGAGTTGGGCTACCGCAAGAACTAATCCTTTTAAGGCGCTATCTAAAACTATCTCATGTTTCTTGAGCGATTGATACAAATCCGACTTATCTGATATAACCTCTGTGGCTGTTTTAACCGCTCCATTTTCGAACTTATAACGCCCGGTACCCATTCCACATTTAAAGCTGAGTAGGTCAAGCGTCTTGTTAATGGCAAGATCATGATCTGCTGATCTGAGAGTGAAATCAATTTCTTTAATAGTATTCGTGCCATCCTTGTTATCCGGAACAGCATAGAATACAGTGTCGTTCTTATCAAATACTGGTTTCATTCCACCATCAGAACCTAACTGAATTTTTGCCATGCTGACAGGAACTGTAATCTTTTTCTTACCAAGTTCAAACTCATTCATATAGCTGTCAAATACTAAATCGCAGCCTTTTAATTGAGAAATAGCATTGGCGTATATCGAGATGCCATAAGGACTGTCTAAGTCGATATTGTTAACCATATTAGGAGTGATGATCTGAAATAAAGGAATAGAAATACCTGTCGGAACTTCATCCAACATTCCTTCATCGAGAGGTAAATCATTACCTGACTCAGCATCAACAATATGGTTTTCGATGATATAACTCTTATTTGCACCTTGCTTATGTATCTGAATGTAATATTGCTTCTTACCATCACGCTCTCTTGAGCTACCGAATGCGCATTCATTAACATAGCCATTATCCCATGAAAGAGGATATATCATCCCGGCACGAATGAAATCAATCACTACTTTCTTTTCTCCATCCAGGTATTCAACAAATGCCCCTGTACCAAGTGCGAAGGCCAGTTCGATTAATTGATTACCTTTTACCCTAAAATTATTATATACAAATACTTCTTCAAGCTTCTTCTCAAAGTTTCCACCGGTAGAAAACTTTACTTTTTCATTCAATAATAAATTAGCCCAATCCTCGGAAATAGTTTTAGCCATGCCGAGTAAGTAGCGGTCTTTATCCACAAATTCGATACCATTGTAAACAGTGTATTTATGAAACTCTTTAACATAACCCTCATACCAACTCAACCACTTATCAATTTGCGATGTTGTTTCATCAGATGCTACATTATAGCCTTTCTTTTTAAGGTATTCCTGTATCGTACTCATTGTCATCACCTCGCTTATAAATATAAAATGTCGTCCTGGATGCTCTCGGTTGAATACTCCATAGAATCTAAACTATCGATATTCATTAGGCCATCATCAAGACGAACGTCTTTAGTTACTTGTTTCTCATCATATACTGCATTCTCAAGTGCCTCTATGGTAAACTTACAACTCTTGTGTATCTTATATCTCCCCTGAGCCATCATGGAGTTGTAGAAAGCAATACGATTGTTAATTGTACCCTTGAGAGCATTCTTAACTTCTATTGGTATCTTTGCCTTTATCACAGCCGCTTCCATGCCTGTCATAAGTGTCTGCTCTGCACTATCCATGTAAGCTTCATAGCATTTATACTTACTCTGAATACGCTTGGTGAATAGAGTAGAGAAATAATAGCTAGTATTATCTCCCTCTCGTTGAACCGTACGTACGGGTCTCGTATACGGCTCTACAATTTATATTCCAACGTTTCT